CTTGCAGCGCTCCCCAGTCCGGTTTTGCCATGGTTCTATTCCTATGGTTCAAGCCATTAAAAAAGCCACCCGAAGGTGGCCTTTGTGATGGCAATGAAATTGTTACCTTAAGAAAGCAATTATTTATCTAGGGCTGCCTGTATTGCATCTGCCAATGCTTCAACTTTTTTCGTTACATGCTCTAAATCGTAGCCTGATTTCACACCAGCAATCGCAGTTGCGGATGCAACCGTTGCTTTGGAAATTTCAAGAGCTGCCTGGACAGCCAGTAAGCGTTTTCTATCTTTTTCAGCTGGTCCGTTTCCGAAATATCCCTCTAACATAGTAACTCCTTATCTATTATCAACATGGTATGTATGGCATAGATAATTTGATGTAATTTCATAGCAGTTTCAACATGATTATCACAGACTTTCAGCGTATGCCTGCTGCAATCAGTATGATGATGACAATAAAAAAATCGTCAAAAACAGATTATTTAGCTTGTTTCATTGCTTTTTTTTCTGCGGCCAAGGCAGTGATAGCTTCAACTCTTAGCTGCCTTTCATGCCTTTCTATGTACCATTCTTGAATAAGTAGCTCTAGTAGACCGATAAGCATTTCCGCTTCGTCTGGATCAACATCAACGATCACGTTAATGTCATTTTCCATATGAGCACCAATATTGCCAATATTGCGAATAGCATCAATGGCTTTCCACATACCAGATTCTATCTGGCCCTCAATGGCTTTTATCTCATCGACCAATCTTGCTGGTTTGACATTCCAAACATTCCTGATCATCCCCTGAAGACATCGACGCGAGAGTGTCGCTGATGCCTTTGGCGAGAGGTCTTTAATCAAAACGGCTTCTTTGTAATCTGCAAGTATTGGGGCAGGAACATAGTCAGGAAATTGTTTGTATTGTCCATTTGGTCTGTTTACCCAAGATTCGATTTCCTTAGTTGCGTGGTAGAAACCTCCCACAAGCTCTGCAGATGAAACCCTCGAGGCATATGTGAACTCTTTGCATTCAGGATTTGGGCAAACATTAACCCATGACTCAAACACCAGCGCTCCATACTTAGTGTCAGCACTAATAGCGAATTCGTTATCTTTCTTTTGAATTTTTTCGAAAACTGAAAGATGCCCGCAATATGGGCACTGCCAAGAAGACATAGAAACCTCCACATGTATGTGAAGGTTAATATATTTCAATTCATCGTATTAATAAACGAGCAATAGCTACTTAAGGCACTGATTAGCGATGAACTCCTGTAATGTCCTCAATGCTGCCTGGTCATTGATGATTCCTGAGCGGATACCGAGAACGTTTCGTCCAGCAACTGGAGAGAGTTCGATGGCGGCATCATTGCCCATGCTGGAGGAGCTGGTGGTTTCGGTTGAGGCTGGCACTGGACACTTGCCTTTGACGTACACCCGCCCACCATTATCAAGCTTGCGCTGCAGAGCAGTATTTTCAGCATTCGCATCTGCTAATTCCTTCGTGTATTTAGCATCCAGTGCAGCAACTTCTCGCTGCCTAGTTGTCATATCTGTAATGGTAGTGTTAGCCAAATTCAGAGCCTGAGTTTTCTCATCACGCTGCTTCTTGTATTCGGTGGCGTTATCGCGATAGTGATTAACAGCCCAGCCAAGTGATACGATGATGCAGATGACCGCACCTAAGATAATTGTGGATAGTCGACTCACAGGCCTATCCCCCAGCACGTCAGCGCGCTTTCCTGGTCTCGCCTTTCTACCTGCCCATAGCAGCCATTTTTCTGGCCTTTGGTCAGACGACAATCGCGGCCACCGTCTTTAATCCACCAGCGGATCGCTTCACAGGCTCCTTTACGGTCGCCAGCATTGATGCGCTTATAGAACGTAGACGGGAAGCATTTTCCGGGGCCGATGTTATACGGACAAAAAGATGCGATCCCGGCTTTCTGTGGTTCGGTCAGTGGTACCTTGATATTTCGCCCAACCCACGCCAGCGCTTTATCGCGTTCAATGGCGTTTACCTGGGCACATTTCTCTGCTGACAGCTTCATGCCCTGAACTACCGGCTTACCATCAACCATCGTGGCGCCACGGCAAATGGTCCATATACCAGAGCCGTCCTTGTACGCTGTTGTGCTGTTCCCCTCTTTCTCATCCAGAAACTGATCGAGAATAACGGGCGCGGAAGCCCCGGTAAGAATCAAACCAACAACTGCTGCGCTCAGTTTATTCTTCAGCTTTGGTGGCATAGCCATTGCGCCGATCCTCCCGTTCTTTCCAGCGGAAATACCAGTTCACTGCACAGGTGATAACTGTGCATGCGATACCGACAATAATTGCCCAGTCACTCAGGCTTAACCCTGCAATTCTGTCGGCCAACATCCAGGACACCTCTTTTGCTGTTTTTGCTGTTTCGGCATATGCCTTCGCTGATACACCGCAGCCGGTCAGCGTGGTGCCTGTTCCATATGAAAGTCTGCTGTAAATGGTGCTCATTCTGGTCATAGCCCTACCTCCGATTTTTCGGATGGCGTTGTGTGTGATTAAAGTGTCAGGCTTCACGGGCTGGATTTATCAACAAAGCACGTAGCGGATGATTCCCGTGATCCTGAAATAGAAAAGGCCACTGCATAGTGGCCTTAGAAAGCAAAAAAAACCGTAGAGACGTGGTTTGTGAATGATTAAGTCTGTGTCTAAGTGACCACTCTTAGCAGGTTACGATAGTTTTTGCGTACGCATTAGTGTTTTTTTCAAGTATTATCAGATGAATCTGAGTAAAACCACTAAAAGGATGTTGTTATGGCCGCGGCAGCAGCCCCTGAAAATATCACACATAAATTCATTGTTCACATAATGAACAAAGAGCAGCAGGGTTTAGCCAATATTGTACCTTGTCCCGCAGAAAAACCTGTTCAACAAGCGTCACAAGACCTTGCAGACGCTCTTACTGAACGGTATTCAGGACGTGCTGGTAAAGGTTATGGGAAATTCGAGGATGACCGAGATAGCTTCCCTATGGGAAACATAGTTGACGACTATTTTGTTAACAAAACTCGTAACTTTTATGAAACCAGCCTCCGCATGGTTAACCATTTGAAGGCAAGGGCTGATGATGAATTAATGTCCACAGGAGGTTTCGTCATAATCGCTCACAATGAAGTTAATGGAAACCATTATCTAATGGTTGCGATATTAACTTCGGCGGTTGGTTCAACCGTACATAATTTCGACATTCAAGAAAGTGAATATTTAGATATCGCCAAACTTCGCGTTGCTGGCCGTATCGATCTTACTGGTCGTCAAAACGGGAAAGAAAGATATATTAGCTTCCTTAAAGGTCAGAATTCAGTAGCCGGTTACTTCAAAAAGTTTTTAGGTTGTAATGATATCCTAATCGCTAAACAAGAAACCCAAAAATTACGGGATGCATTATTAAGTTTTGCGACCGATAGAAACCTGGATCCTGAAGCACGTGAGGAGTTTTTAAATAGAGCTCACGAAACACTTAAAATGCTTAATCGCTCCGGTGAAGCATTCGACACTCAAGTTTTTGCGAATGAATTGTGGCCAACTGAGCCAGGATTGTTAGTGTCAAAGCTAACAACCGAAGAACTCGAGTTTTCAGATGGCTTTGTTCCTGATGGAACGGTTATCCGTGGGCTAGTTAGTTTCAAAGGTAAATCAAGGAACTGGACGTTAAAATTCGAGCGAGCTGCGCTACACGATGGTAGTGTTCGGTACGAATCCGAAAACGATAAATTGATACTTACTGAGATTCCAGTTACGCTTAGAGACGAGATTTTATCAGAATTGGGTGAAGAGGATGACCAGTAGTATTCAGAGGACTTTCATGGATTTAGTAGCTATCTATAAGGCTGCTTCTTTCGTCGAGAATTCATCTGAAGCCTCTATTACGATCGCTGATGAAGAACTCCGTGACATCATTGCTGATGTTGCGGAGGATCCTGATTACTTTGGGATAACGGTTGAGTCCGGGAATATTGAGTTAGGTGAAAATTTAATCTTACATGTAATTCCGCCTAAGTTACGTTTAGGTCAGTTTCACTTCACTTTTGATGACTATCTCAGAAACTCAAAAAATAGAATAAAAGAACCCAGCAATTACTATATAGTCAGTATAAATTATCATAATAAAGATGTTGATACGCCAACATTAATTTCTAAGTACCGCAGTGTTTTAAGTTTAGTTACGCTATTTAAAGAATGCTCCGCATACCTTGATGAATCAAGTGTTGAGCTTGTTTTTGTTGACTCAAATGTACTTAAAATACCTGTGAACTTTACATCAGAAGATTTAGCTCTTATCAATGAGAGTGTAATTAAAAAAATCATTGCCAATTTTGCTGAAGATACGCATAAAGATCAAAAACTTACAATTCTAGCTAGTGGCATTAAATCACTGTGTGAATCTAAAACTAAGGACTCATCCTTCTCGTTCATGTTAAGGAATTTGAAATTATTATTAGAAAGCTTTCACAAAGGGTATAAAGTATTCGTATCAGGCTTTTCTTACGAAAAAATCCTTGATCAACTACGTGTTGCAAAAATTGAAGAAATGGGTAAAATTCACAAGGTTTTCAGTGACATACAAAACCAGATCCTAGGTATTCCTGTTGCGACTATTATCGTTGCAACTCAAATGAAACAAGCTCACGACTGGGACGCACAAGCGTTAATAAATACTATTATTGTATTAGGCGCATTGTTCTTTACCGCTATGATTCTATTTGTATTATTCAATCAATGGCAAACACTTAATGCGATTTCAGACGAATTACAATACAAAAAGGATCAAGCTGAAAACAATTACAAAGCAATTTATACTGACATACAAGCGACGTTTGTGAGTTTATCAAGAAGATTACGTATGCAAAAATGGGTATTCAGAATATTGTGCGCATTTGTTCTAGCGGGGTTGTATTTGACATTTAAATTTTATTTCTATCTTACTCCCTACGCTTGGAGTTATTTACATTTTTGGTAACGGCCAGATAAGGCCGTTATCTTTTCAATCATTCATCATGTATACGATAGCATCAATAAAACCTAGCGCTGTTTGCATTTCCTTTCTTATAGTCCCATCAGAACACCTCCGCTTCTTCGCAACTGTACGCAGAGAAATACCTATCACAAAATGAGCAATAACTAACTCGTACTCTTTCGGTTTGTATTTCCGTAAACGAGATACGCAACCATCAATCATAATGCCTTCATCATCATCACACTGAAGACGCGACTTTTTACCATGTGGAAGCAGACCTTTAAATCCTGCTGCGATTGGTCGCCAGTCCACACCGCTACTGTCAGCTGCAGCCCAAGCGCCCCAACGATCCATCACTTCATACATATCACGCATCAAATATCTCCTTACGCCAGAACGCCAAGCCCATAAGCCCGGTCCAGCACTCTGATTATCATTACCGGCTGAGGAACATGTTTTTGCTCAAACTTCACCGGGTCGTTATGTAGTTCTGTATGGCACTGACGACACAAAGGGATCGCGAAAATATCATGCGCCTTCGTTGCCATCCCTCCCTGCCCCCAGCCAATTAAATGGTGAGGGTCATCTGATGGTTTGCCGCAGCATTCGCAGGGCTGTGTTTTAATCCAATCCAGATAACCGGGGGCCGTCCAGCGGATCCGCTTTGGACGTTTCATATAGGTTTGCGGGGACTCAGGATCGACCAGAACACCAACTACAGGTTTGAGTGCAGGTACCTGCGCTGATGGCATGTTTACGGTTAACGTGCTGGTTTTGGCTGTAATGATGCTGGTGGCGGTTACACCCGGCTCGATGTCGCATTCATGCATGACTGACTGATGATCTTCCGAAGGAATACGAAGCGCCCGACTGGCTACTGATTCGGGAATTGCGTCGGTAACACCCATACGCACCGCCCACCAGCATAGCTCCGCCAGCGACAGTTCTCTGGAAGGATCCTGATTCAGCGCCACCATGATGTTGTTGATAATCCAGCTAATAACATTACGTCTCGCCAGCTCTGCAAGTTGTTCGCTGTGGTGGTCACGCAAATGGTTATCACAATACCCACACAGAAGAACAGATCCGGGTTCATGACGCAGAGTGGTTAACTCGTGATAATGGTAATCGCTGTGCGGCCACTGGCAGCAGCCACCGCCATAAAGCCGAAAACC